AGGCAATGTGATCGCATCGGGTAATGTCACAGCGGCCGATGGAATTTTTTCGGGTAATGTCGTGGCAAGGAGAGACATACGAGGAAGTAATACAATGACTCTCACGTGCGCGTCTAACGCAAATATACTGACGGTCACCGGGACGACTCTGGACACGAATGGATCTCTAATACAAGGAACATCTCTGCGCGGAGCAACGAGTGAATATTCTTTGATACGTCTAGAAAACGCGGTGGGTAAGGTATTCGAGGTTGATGGTCGTGGAAGACTATTATCAAATAACGCAACCAACAATGACTGTGTGGACATTCGCTCTATGAGTTCGGCATATACCGCAGATATGCTGAATATACAGTCTAATATAGGTACATCTTCCACATACAACTTCATAAACTGCACGACAAATGCAGGAGCGACGAACACTTTCTCGGTCAACGGTCGCGGAGATATAAATTCGGGTCTTATACTGGCCAACACAACGGTTAACGCCAATCTATTCACGGTTCAATCCGAAAGTGGATCTTTCAGCAATATCGCAATACAATCAGTCGTTCCAAGATTATCTTTTACAGAATATTCCTTCATCAGTTGCAGAAATCTAAACGGCACTCTTTTTAACATAAATGGAACCGGGGCGATAGAAGCTACGATGGCGGCAAGTCAAAGTTTCTTAAATTTGAAAGCGAATCTTGCAAGTTTTGCTAATGTGATGATCGCAGCAAATGTATCCGCCAGGGCAGCTTCGGCTGTATATTCTTTCTTGACATTCGATAATGGGTCTGGAAGAGCTCTGGAAGTTGACGGAAGAGGGGCGATCTATGCAAATGTTTTCTTTAGTGCCAATGGCATATCTATGTTCAACACCGCTTCGGCAATGACCCAGGATATGATACGGCTCGCGGTTCCAAATACTGCAGGAGCATCGGCTTATAATTTTATAAGTTGCAAGAATAGCGTAGGAAACGTATTCCGAGTAAGTGGTCTAGGAGTTACATACGGCGTGGGGGCATTCAACACCTCTGGCGCCGATTATGCGGAAATGTTTGAGTGGGAAGATGGAAACGCATTTGAAGAAGACAGACGAGGTAGGACAGTTGTTCTTGGAAATAATGGCACGGTCCATATTGCAAGTCCTCTGGACAATCCGACGGATGTGTTTGGTGTGGTATCGGTGAACCCGAGCGTGTTAGGAGATACTATATGGAACGAATGGAGCGGTCGTTTCTTGAGAGACAAGTTTGGTGCTAAATTGTCCAACACGGTGTACTTCCTCGCCAGTGTTTCGGACGAAAACGAACGGATACGCTGCGGTGTAAATGACACTGCTCCGGATGGTTACGAAAAGGTCATCAGTAGCGAATTTATTGAGAATCCTAAGTTCGATCCCAAAATCCACTACATATCTAGGGAGGATCGTCCAGAGTGGGTTGCCATTGGACTCTTAGGAAAACTCAGAGTTTTACCGGGAGAAATCGTGAATCCAAACTGGAAATTACTAAAAACTCACAAGCACGCGGACGGAGATACTCTAGAATATCTGGTAAAGTAAAATATTGATCATATGTATAATGTTCTTGATTTTTGTAAAACCTGGTTGCCCGTATTGTAAAAAAGCCTTGGCAACATTAAGAAAACAAAAGATAAAATTTACAAAGATTGTATGTAAAGATCAAGATAATTTAAAAGAGCGCATCAAACAACACTATCTCAGAGTTCCAAGGATATTGACATTTCCCCGAATATATAAAGACTCAAAACTTATAGGTGGGTCGGACGATCTGGAGAAATTGCTGAGATGAGTTCGTTTTTTTAATTAAAAAAATATATTTAATATTAATAACATGCCGGCCGAAAAGAAGACATACATCCTCGAAAGCGCTTCTGGTAAGGCACTCGGCACATTCGTTGGGGCAACCCCAGGTGTTGCAGCAAAGAAAGCGGCCACTAAAGGTCATACCGATATCATCCTGCGTGAGACAGGTGTGCATGACAAGCGTCGTATTTATAAAGGCGAAGTGAAGACAATAAATCCCCCTAAACAGGTTATGATTGCCGGTAAGCCTGTGCTCATCAGCAAGATGTCTGTGGCCAAGTTTGTCAAGGTCGAGGAGAAGAAGCAATCCGACGAATAAAGAAAAAAAACATTTTATATAAATATAACCAATGGCTCCCAAGAAAATGATGCCTAAAGTGATGCCCACCGGGAAGAAAGATGCTAAAGGCCGCATGATCTTCCGCGGTCCCAAAGGAGGACTTTTTGTGCGGGGCGCAAAAGGCGTTAAATTACAGCCTGCCACTAAGAAATAAATAATTAAATACTTTCTCTTGAAAAATGTCCATCATATTTGAAGAGTTATATATCAAGTTTGTCAGATTTAGATATCATATTATTTTCGACGGTCATGTCAGCTCCTAATCGAACGAGAGATGCTATAACAGGATCGTCGCCTTTTTTAGACTTTGCCGATACATAAGACACTGCTTGTCTTTGTTTTGCATGTTTTTCTATACCTTGATCAGAATGGCCACGACAATAACCATTGCACACCGCTCTTCTCCCACATGGTTTTTTTGTGGTAGTAAAACCTTTGCATTTTGCGTTCCCGGACCCCACCAGAGTGCAATTATCCAAAACATCATCTTTATAATCATCTACAAGTTTTGTAAAGTTGAGCCCGTAATCTCTGGATACTCTTAGGAGAACATCTTCGATCGCACTTGTCACAATTATATTCGTGAATTCTTCGAGCTTTTTTGCGCCATTCACGACGTCCTCGAGTGTTTTAGAGAAACTCATTTGAATTATATAGAATATATCTATTTTTATATAGCATACCGACGATATAAGTACATAATAACACACAAGAAACGTTTGGGCCTGGATAATAATGGACGTAAGTTTACTGATGATGAAGAATTGATTGAGATGGACAAAGAATTCAAAGGAAGTGTAGGAAAATTGAGTGCACATTTTGAGTGTAGCCAATGTCTCATTAGCAAACATAAGAAACGTCTGGAGCTTACCGGTAAATGCTACGATAACTAAACTGATTGTATTTGATCATATAAAATAATTGCGTTGCGTCATAAATAGCACGTAAAATTTCAAAAAAAAAATATTTTATATAGTATCACAAAAAAACATGGCGGGAGGTTTATCACAATTAGTTGCATATGGAGCTCAGGACGTGTACCTTACCGGTAACCCCCAGATTACTTTTTTTAAGACTGTATATCGTCGCTACACAAATTTTGCAGTGGAATCTATTCAGCAAACGATTTAAAATAAGCCGTAGATCGCAAAAGCATCACGCCACACACATCTGGACCCTGTGTGTGGGAAAACCGTTTGGACTTCCAGTCATCGTGTGATGATAGTCAGTTGCTAGTAATCCTTTATGGGATTGCAACACATTCAAATTGCGGGAAACCCCTAAAGCCACGAGTACCAAACCATAATCGAAAGACTATGGTGGCTGAGAGCAACAATCTCAGGTATGGTAAAAAGCTCCTGGATGAACAATGGGCAATCCGCAGCCAAGCCCCTAAGGACGCTATGTCAAGTCTATGGGGAAGGTTCAACGACTAAATGTTTGTGGGTATTCAATGATGGTGTAGACAACCTGAGAATGCATAAGATATAGTCTAGTCCCTTTAAATATCCCGAAAGGGAGGGTATATGCCATCCAATTATATCGAACGGCTCCGTTGGATTTGGCAACAAGGTGTCCACCCAGATCTCCCGTAACGGTGATCTGATCACCGACATCGTGGTTGAGTTCGTGCTCACCAAGAACGCCGTTGGTGCCAACGCCACCTTCTACCCCGCCGAGCAGCTGCTACAGGATGTGGAGCTCGAGATCGGTGGCCAGCGCATTGACAAGCACTACAACGACTGGTTCCGCACTTACGACTCCCTGTTCCGCATGAACGACGACCGCGTGAACTACCGTCGTATGACTGACTTCGTGGACGGCGAGCCCATCAGCTCCGTCAAGCGTTTCTATGTGCCTCTGCTGTTCTTCTTCAACCAGACCCCCGGCCTGGCCCTCCCCTTGATTGCTCTGCAATACCACGAGGTCAAGCTCTACTTCACCCTGGCTTCCCAGGTGAACGGCCTGAACGTGAACAACTCCGGCACCACCCCCGGCACCGTCACCACCCCCCAGATGTCCGTGTGGGTTGACTATATCTACCTGGACACCCAGGAGCGCACTCGCTTCGCCCAGCTGCCCCACGAATACCTGATTGAACAGCTACAGTTCACTGGTACCGAGACCGCCACCCCCTCCACCACCAGCCAGGCCAGCCAGAACATCCGCCTGAACCTGAACCACCCCACCAAGTACCTAGCATGGAACTTCAACGCTCCCGGTGCCACCAGCTACGGCCAGTACACCGCTCTTGCTAACCTGAGCACTTCATCCAACACTATTGTTGGTGACACCGCCAACACCGAGACCTTCAACGAGGCCCTCGCCGTGCTCGACTCCGCCAAATTGCAGCTGAACGGCCAGGACCGTTTCGCCACCCGCAAGGGCTCCTACTTCAACAAGGTGCAGCCTTACCAGACCGTTGGTACCAACGTGCCCGCCGGTGTCTACCTGTACTCCTTCGCCCTCAAGCCCGCCGGTCGCCAGCCCTCCGGCACTTGCAACTTCTCCCGCATTGATAACGCCACTCTTGCCCTAACCTACAAGACTTGCAGCGTTGTCGGCACCGACACCATTGCCAACGTCACCTCCACCCTATACGCCAGTGAGACCGTCACATCCAACCTGGCCACTCAGCTGACCGCCCTCAACATCTACGCCAAAAACTACAACGTCCTCAGAATAATGTCTGGCATAAAAAAACCACCTGTGCCAAACAGCAAGCTGCTTACCGAGTTCCAGAACATACTCGATAAGGAAAACAGTGTAAACTCTGGGATAGTCGTCTGCTGACTATCATATAACTTGCTAGTAATCTATCAAGATTGCAAGACTGCTTGTTGCGGGAAACCCCTTAGAGCCCAAGGTACCAAGGCTGATTGCGAAAGCATCAGCTGGCCGAGAATAGAACTCGGGTATGGTAATAATCCTTGGGATTGGGCAATCCGCATGGTAACTTCCTACGTGCGCTATGATAAGCATAACGGAAGGCCGTCAGAGACTGAACGGCAGTCGGTATCCATTGAAGGTCTAATCAACCCGAGGATGCTTAAGATACAGTCCGGCCCACTGGGAAACCTTTGGGAAAAGTCAACCTGGGGTGGTTTGGCTTACGCCTCCTAGATATTTCACATCATTTTTACAATTTTTTCAAATCATTTCTTTCGAAGTTCTTACACATACTTTTCGAATCAAATAAAATCAAGCAATTTCTTTGTTTTTTCCAGTTTCATAATATTCGTATCTTTTATGCAATTATAAAAGTGATTGTAATGTTCTTTAGAGTATATCGTCCACCTGCATACATCAACAGTACTTCCGTAACTAAGATACGAAGCAATTTTTTTTAGAACTTCAGGACAACCAGTTTGAGTAATTTTTATGTAACTTTTCTTTTTGCCATCCTTATTCGTAGTAAAATATACATTCCCCTCGGCATCAAATAACCCTGATATGTATGCATTGTTTATATTTTGATATGGTTTCTCGTACACAGTTTTATCACGGTTCATGCTTTTTATTTGGTTCATCAGCTCTTCCTTTTCAACACTCACGTTTTGTTTATTGTTCAATTCTATACATCTCAGTGCGAGTGTTGCTTGAGGTGATTTTATCACTCCGAACTCTTCTATTATAAGAAGGACATCAAAGGCATCTTTCCCACAAAATCTAAGACAATAATTGGTAGAACTCGTATATTTATCACGACGTTTATCTTCATATACTTTTCCTTGTTCATTGAAGAATGAGTTTATTTTAATCAACAAGTCTTCGTTATTTTGAGACAACTCTACTTTCATAAGATAACCTTGTTTTCCCACCGGCCCTACCTTTGACATATTTATACTTCCGTCACCATCATACAACCCTGCTATGTAGGATTTGTCAAATAGTGTCATCTTTATATTTTAGTGTAATTACATAAGTGATACGACATTAAATACCCTAGCGCGTCGATATGTTCTCCTGGGTGACTCGCCACGACTCGTCCGTGATCAAACGAAAATACAAGTTTTTTTATAAAAAATATAAGATATAGTATCGCAACCCATGTCCCAGCTACCCCCCACGTTTCTAAAGACAACCTTGTTTACAAACGAAGTTAGGGGAAATGTCACCGTCAAAGGAGCGGTTATAATCCAGTCTAACGGAAATGCGTTCGCTCTGAGTAATACTTCTATTATCACAGGAATAGGCGCGTCGCCTCTGCCAACAAACATAATAGGTAATGTGTCCGGAGTATACGCAAACGTGACCGCAGTCAACGCGACAAACGTCAATGCTACCGGAAATGTATCTGCGGAGTATCTCCTCGGTAACGGTGCCCTGTTGACAGGCATCGAGCAATACGTTCTGCCCTCGGAAATCACAGCCGATGTCCTCGGTAACGTCACCGCCACTGGCAACGTGTCCGCCGAGTATTTCCTCGGTAATGGTGCTCTGTTGTCCGGCATCGAACAGTACGTACTGCCCTCTGAGATCACCGCCGATGTCCTCGGTAATGTGACGGCCACTGGAAACGTGTCTGCGGAGTATTTCCTAGGTAACGGTGCGCTGCTATCTGGTATTGAAACGTACGTGTTGCCCTCCGAGATTACCGCCGATGTTCTAGGTAACGTGACCGCCACTGGAAATGTGTCCGCAGAGTATTTCCTAGGTAATGGCGCCCTGTTGTCCGGCATCGAGCAATATGTGCTACCCTCCGAGATTACCGCTGATGTTCTCGGTAACGTCACCGCCACTGGAAATATATCCGGAACATATATCCTAGGTAATGGTGCGTTATTGACCGGCATTGAGCAATATGCCCTGCCGTCTCAAATCAACGCTGATCTCCACGGTAACGTCACTGCCACCGGGAATGTAACTGCTGATTACTTCATTGGTAACGGATACAACCTGATACTCGATGGTTATACACTGAAGCCCATGGGAAATGTGGCAAATATAGCGGTTCGTCTCGCCCTGCCTGCTCCCGTTGGTACGATCGTGAAACAGACTGATGAAGACCAAGAATATCTGCTGCTGGCAACCCCCGCGAACGTAGACGAGAACTGGCTGGAATTCACTGGAGCCAATTTCCCAGTTATGAGCGTGTTTGGTCGCACCGGTAACGTTCTGTTGCTCTCCGGCGTGGATGTAAACACTATTGGTGGAGCAAGCATCGTAGGAAATGGCGATATCACGAGTTTATCGGTTGATATCACCGGTAACGTCACCGCCTCGGGCAATGTATCCGCATCCACCTTTAGTGGTGATGGTACCAACTTGACCGGTGTATTACACGAAATCCCAGCCGACCTTAATGTGACATCAGTAACCGCTACTAACTTCTATGGAGCAAGCTTCTCAGGAGATGGTGCTACTTTTAGTGGCGATGGTACCAACTTGACCGGTGTATTGCACGCAATTCCCGCGGACCTTAATGTGACATCGGTAACTGCTACTAACTTCTATGGGGGAAGCTTTTCAGGAGATGTCCTCGGTAACGTCACTGCTACTGGAAATGTATCTGCTGAGTACTTCCTTGGTAACGGCGCCCTGTTGACTGGCATCGAACAATATGTTCTACCCTCAGAGATCACCGCAGATGTCCTCGGCAACGTGACTGCCACTGGAAACGTGTCGGCCGAGTACTTCCTCGGTAACGGTGCGTTATTGACCGGCATCGAACAATACGTTCTTCCCTCGGAAATCACTGCGGATGTCCTAGGTAATGTCACTGCCACGGGCAATGTATCCGCCGAGTATTTCCTTGGTAACGGTGCTCTGTTGTCCGGCATTGAACAATACGTCCTTCCTTCCGAGATCACCGCTGATGTCCTCGGTAACGTGACGGCCACTGGAAATGTGTCCGCAGAGTACTTCCTCGGTAACGGCGCCCTGTTGACCGGCATCGAACAATACGTTCTGCCCTCGGAGATCACCGCCGATGTCCTCGGTAACGTCACCGCAACTGGTAACGTATCTGCTGAGTACTTCCTCGGTAACGGTGCCCTGTTGACCGGCATTGAGCAATACGTGCTGCCCTCTGAGATCACAGCCGACGTTCTCGGCAATGTTATCGGTTATTATGCCAATGTCGTTGAAGTCATCGCAAATTACGGGAACATCGCAGGTGTTGTTTTGATGAGTGATAGTATCACAGCATCTACTGCGACGGCGGACGTCCTTGGCAATATTAACGGTAATTATGCATACGTCAATGAAGTGCAAGCAACGTTCGGGAGCGTTGGAGGCGCGTCATTTGAGGGAGGCAACATTGTTACAAGTGGACAGGTCAGCGTGACCGGTAACGTGTCCGCCGAGTATTTCCTCGGTAACGGTGCTCTGTTGACTGGCATCGAGCAATACGTTCTGCCCTCGGAGATCACCGCCGATGTCCTCGGTAACGTCACCGCCACTGGAAACGTATCCGCGGAATATTTCCTTGGTAATGGTGCTCTGTTGTCCGGCATCGAGCAATACGTCCTGCCCTCTGAGATCACCGCCGATGTCCTCGGTAACGTGACCGCCACTGGAAACGTGTCGGCCGAGTACTTCCTCGGTAACGGCGCGCTGCTCGCTGGCGTGCTAACTGAAATTTCTGGAAATCTAGACATCACCAATATTCTTGTGTCCGGGAATGTAGATGTT